TGATACAATGAGTTATTTTGCTAAATTAGCAGCTGAAGCTTAAGTATTTATTGAGAACCCGTCGAAAGGCGGGTTTTTTAATTTAAACCCTTTGACGGTTGATAAATTTTATGCTTTATTAAATAACGTCTTATTGAATGACCAATACACATACATATAAAGATTATTAATAATGTTTCCAATTACACTCCCCCAGTCATATAATTCGTTTGTCCATCTGCAGTAGCGAATGTTGCGGCACCTTGAACGTAACTACCATAACCTCTACTTTCATAATTAATAACTGTAATATAATTTTGCAAATTTCCCATCTGGAATGGCAATTTAGCACCACTACCTTCATAAGTAGCTTCTGCTCTATCCAAATCTGCTTTTGCTCTTGCTGAATATTGCCAATCATCACCGTATAGATCCTGCATTATTCCTATACCCTTCTTTGTCCATGGTTTATTAGTCAAAGGATTAAAGGCCTTTCCAGTTGGTATAAATGTATCTATCCCAGGTATATCAATTTTACTAGCATTAGGATCTACATCAACACCTAATACTTTTCGAAGACTATAATCTTTTCCACCCCAACTCCAATGCCAATCTGGAATAAGACCTTTAATCCAATTTGCAATGTTTTGAGGAAAGTTAGTAATCCAAGCCCATACATCAGAACGAAAATCTGCTGATGTAAACATACCCCATATAAATTTAATAAGATTAGATAACATATGATAAGGCGCTGCAAATAATTTATGAACTAAATCTTGAACTTTGAAATCATCAAGTATTTGAAGAATATCAGCACCCATTCCTTGGCCTGGTATAATTCTTCCATCTTTATCAGATTTTATACCAAAAGCTTTTTTAATGAGCCAGATTATTCCCCATTTTATTAAATCTACAAGAGCACCAAGGAAATAACCTGCCATACCACCTATCGTTTCACCTATGGTAGTAAGCCAAGTGCTTCCTTCTTTGTTCCATTCTTCTTTACCAGCTTTAAATCCTTCCCATAATGTAAATAATATTGTTACTGGCCATAAAATAGTTCTAAGGAATCCAAGAATAGCTTTTCCAAGACCACCAACTTTACCACCACCTAATTTTTTAAGCGACTCCCAAGATTTTGTCAATTTAGAACCAATATCAGTTGTACCAAATGTCACAATTGCTTTACCAACATCAAATAATGGTTTAAGAAATCTTCCAATTCGCCCAACTATATTACCAATTTTTGAATATTTCATTGTCTGCATGATATTTTGTTTTGCAAATATTTTAGTACCATGTGGACCTTCATGCCACTTCCATCCAAGCGCTTTACCATCTGGTCCTAAACCAACCATTCTATAACCTAAAGTTCTTATTGAAGCTAATCGTTTAGATATTGTTTGCCACATACCTTTATCTTTAAATAATGTTTCGTTTGCAGCAGGTTTACCAGTAGCGTCTAAACCAACCATTTTATAACCAAAGGTTCTTACTTGAGCTAATCGTTCAAGTATTTTTGCCCATACATTTGTAACTTTAGTTTCTTTAATAATTTCACCCTTTGCATTTAAACCCCAGGCTGCAAAAACTTTAATTCTAAAATTCTTTACAGCATTTACAAGTTTTTGCCAAGTATTTTCATATGTCCATGCGCCTATAGTCTTAAGAACTCTTCCCCACCACTTAAGAACTTCTAATGTTTTTGTATGTATTCCTTCCATTACCAAATATATACCAGCAATTGTACCAAATACAATACGCCATCTTGCAGCTTTCCAAGTCTCTTTATATAAAGCTTTACTTTCTTCCCATCTTTCTCTTCTAAGAGCCCAGTTTCTTAAATATTCTTCTAAAGGTGCTAAAGCTTGTTGATACCATCGACCCTTACCTTCCAACTGATCTTCTGATTCACCTCTTATGTCATCTTCTCTTTCTTTTCTCTTTTTTCTCCATTCTTGTAATTGTTCATATCGCATTATTTTTGTTACGCTATAAGATTGCTTTACGAAACTATGAATCTTATCAGAAGATTTTGCTATGACTTTTTGAACTACTCCTACAGGTGCATCTTGTAAAGCTTGAGTAGTAATGGCACCGGCTTGAGCTGCTAAATATCTACGTTGAAAGTCTGTTCCTGCATCCATCATTCCTACTTGTTGTGCAGTACTATCTTCAGTTACAGCTGATAATTTTTCTAATCGTTTAGCTTCTTCAGCATCTCTCAGTCTATCACGCACACTCGACTTATTCAGCGATCTTAACTGACCTATAATTTCTTGTAGTAATGTAAGTTCGTTTTTAGCCATTTCTCTTCATTCTTTCCTGCTCCTTAGCATTTCGTTCATTTTCTTGTCTAACATGTTCTTGAAGTAAGGATAAATATATTTCCCTCTCCCACGGTATCATATTATTTATATCTTCTAAACTAAATCTATGTTCAATCATCATTGCAAAATTAGTTTTCAAATGATTTGCTATACTATCATGAGTGAGGGTTATATAAAAAAATCAGTTAAACCTCTCAATTTTCTTTCATTTTCATGACCACATGTTTTACATTTATAAGATAAATCATAAGTTAATGTTGGTGAAGCTTCCATAAATTCTAATATCTGTGCAAATTGATCAGTACTTAAACTTTCAATAAATGCTACAACTTCTTTATGAGGAGTATCTTTAATTGTAAATATCTCTTCTCCACTATAAATTGTTTCAATAGCCTTAGCTGCTGAATGAATAATAGAATCTGTTTTCGTTTTTCTTTGAGCTTCAGTTAATTTATCATTTGCTCTAAGCCAACGCATATCTATACTTATATCATCATTAATTTTAATATGCTTATCTATTTTATTTTCTAAATTTGAAATTTTAATTTTATCTAAATCTAATTGTATCTCTTCAGATCCATTACAATCTTCTTCATCACATTTCAGACCTAATTTAATACCTTCACCTACAGACTTACTTCGTAGGGTTATAAAAATCATTTCAATATCAAAAGATGTTAAACCATCTATCTTAATTGATGATTCTACACATGCTTTAATAATATTCATTACAGCTTTTTCAATAGCGAAATCATCTTCACTTTCTAAAGCAATTAATAAAATCTTCTCTTCTTTGACCACATATGGTCTGTACGTTATAGTCTCGCCTGTTGAGGGCACAATCATATCATACTTTGGGGTTGCAATTATTGGCAACATATCATTATCTCTCCATTATTTTAATTAAAAATTCATTATTTTCTAGGGTAATTTTCTGGTCTACCAAATTCGCTCCTACGTGCCGAAGGATTAGGTAAATCGGGTTCTAATCTATTTCTATCACGATTATGTTTCTTATCTTCTTTTAATTTACTAAGTAATCCATCATCTGTAACAGTTAATTTAATGTTTACATCTACATCAAAATTATTTATTCTTCTAAAATTATCATATTCCCATGTAACAGTTAATTCCATTAAACCATCATTTGCATTACCTAATTCAACAGCTCCAACTTGTATAGGATATGCATTCTCTAACATAAGTGTATAACCAGGAATTATATGATTAGATGTAGATAATTGTTGTATTGTTACATCGGTCACATAATCTCTTTTATATGATGTTTTATAATGGTTACTTGAAGTATCAACAATCATCTCTTGCCACATATCAAAATATTTCTTAATGTAATAATCATTTGTTAACGTAAATGTCATAGACACTTCATCTGTTGCAGCTGAATACGGTTTCTTTGTTAAATTATGATTATGAGTAGCTTCTTTAGTAGATATTCTTTTACCTGGAAGTGAAACAGCTTGACATAATATAAACATATCTCTTGGGTCACGAATAAAATCTCCAATATGATGACCATCACCAGATATCATATTATTTAAAAATGTAGCTGGGTCAAATCTTAATATACTATTTAATCCCTTTGAAGGATGAGAAATATATACAGCATATCTATTACCACGTGCTACACCGCCATGACGATTAATCGTTGATTTTAATGAATCTATACTAACTGGTAATCCCATTAGTGGTATTGTCTCCTTCCTTGTGTCCAAATAAAGCTTTTACTCTTCTTTCTAAATGTTTGTGTTTCTAAAAATATTGCTACATTCCATTCAGAAGCATCAACTTTCATTATTTTTGAATTTATATGTCGTGAAAGATAATGTTTAAAGCATGGTCTAAAGTATTTATATTTCGCAGCAGATTTTAATATGTTATATGTAATTCTAAATCTAGTTGTTTTATTAAATTTTTGATTAGTTGCAACATCATTTAAATTATCTAAAAAGATAGCTCGTATTTTAGGTGGTAAATAATGTAAGTTAATACCAAAAAAACCACCTGGTGCTGGTCCAACCAAAATTGTTAAAGGAAATATATCATAGTATGGTAAAGTTGCTCTAAGTTTTGGGTTATACGTATACATTATCATATCACCAATTAAAGGTTTAGCTTTCATTGTTAATCTATCATCTTTAAGCATTTTACTAGCAGGTATTGGTCCTAAAGCTTTTGCTTTCTTTTCAAACCATTTGTTAGCTTCTTTCGAACGAGCTTGTAATCCTTTACGGAATGCTTCTGATTCTAACTTGTCAAATAAACTGGCCATACTTATATTTATACTCTTTTCTTAAGAGACTTCCATATTCTACGGCCTGTTTTTGTTTTACTCGCTTTAAATCCCATTGTCATTGTTTTAATACCCATAGCTTCAAGCTCTTTCTCAGTCCATATTTGAAATTCATAACCTCGTTCATCACAATACTTCTTAGCATACTTCCATTTAGAAGCATTTTTCATATAACCTAATGCTTCGTTTAGTTTTTTTCTTTTAGGTGGTTTAGTTTGATGTGATGGTTTAATTTCAACAAGGAGTGTACGACCAGTATCTGTTCGTATAGTAAGGTCAACAAAATAGCGATGCATCTTACGATCTGTTGAACATATATATGGTATAACGGTCTCTTCAGAGTTCCACCACTTAACCCATGACGCTTTATCTAAATATCTAAACGCATTTCTCTCCCATAAGGACCTATAATGTATATAATTAAGGTCACCTTTATATTTTTCAGGATGTTTTGGCTTCCAAGTGCCAGAATATGTCTTTTTCATATAACTATTTATATAAATTCGTATAAATAACTATTATACAAACCGAGGAATAATTATGGCAGACGCTTTTACAGGAAGAGAAAGACAAATCGCATCAGATGGCGGTGTGCTTAATAGAAATAACACTGACAAATGGGAACATTGGAAATATCCAGAAACTGTAGGTAATGGTACTGGAGTAGATGATATAAATTTTAATAGTAATGAAACTAGTGTATATGCTAAGCTTCGTATGAGTGCTATAGATGAAGGTGTAAATGAACCATTTGTAATGTTTGAATTCTTAAAAATACAAGAAGAATTAGGAAAGCTTGGTGATACTTTTTATCAAGATACAGCTTCAAACGCATCATCTGGTACAAAAGCAGTGGTGCAATCTGTTGCAGATATATTTAATGACTCAGTTGACACAATCACTAATATGTCTATTTTGCAAGCAAGACAAGCTCCTGGTAATATTGTAGATGCAGGTCGCAAAAGTGTAGAAGAGGTCAAAAGTTGGGGAGCAAACAAAATGGTTGCTGCTGAAAATCTTATACTCGCAATAACAACTCCAGCTAAAAGAGATTATACCGGTTCAATTGCTTTATATATGCCAACAGATATTCAAGTAAATGATACTATGGTATATAATGAAGACTCACGAAAATTTGCTGCTGCTTTTAGGGAATTAGTAGAAGGAGGAGGAGGAGCTTTTGCAAATAAAGCAGTTACTACTTCAAAAGCAGCTTTTGCTGCTTATGGTTATGCTGCTTCTAAAATGATACCTAAAATGGGTGGTGCTTTAGGTGCAATAGCTGGTTTTGGCTTAGGAGATATTGTTGGTGCTGAAATGCAAAGAGCTACTGGACAGATGTTAAACCCTAATGAATTTATAGCATATACAAGTACTGGATTAAGAACTTTTACATTTAATTGGACATTTTTACCAGATAGTAAATATGAATCAGACCAAGCAGCAGGTATTATTAAATTTTTTAGAAAATCTGCACATGCTAAAAAAAATGATCCAATTACAGTAACTGTACCTGACCATTGTATTGTGTCATTTCATGGAGCAAAAGATATGATTCAGCTTCCTCCATGTGTTATTGAAAATGTTAGTGTTACATATAATCCAAATGTAACTTCATTTTTTAAACATGGTAATGCACCTGTTGAAATTGGATTAACTGTAGGACTTAAAGAAATGGTTCCAATATATAATGAAGATGTAGAGAAAGGATACTAATATGTATTTTAAAAATATAAAAAATGCAATAATAGACGTAGATGGTTCTGGTAAATTTGATATGTTAAAAAATCTAACAGCTAAAGCAAAAGTTTCAGATGATTTAATTAATAGTGCTGGTTTTTATCAAACCGTAGAAATTATTGATGGTGAAAGACCCGATCATTTAAGTCAACGATTATATGGTACAGATAAATATCATTGGACATTTTTATTACTTAATCCTCAAATAAAAAATATATGGGATGATTGGCCAATGAAGTATTCTCAATTAGTAGAGTACTGTACAGAAAAATATCAATACCTTGCAGCTGACACTGATGCTGATTTAAATAATAAGTTTATTTTAGGTGAGACTATTACTGGTTCTATATCATCTGCAACTGGCATCCTTAAAGAGATACATGTTAATATGAGTTATCTTGTTATTGAAAAGACATTAGGTACATTTACTATAACTGGTGAAACTATTACTGGTCTTAATTCTTCAGATTCTGTTGCGTGTAATTTCATAAAATCACAAGCCTATGCTCCTCATCATCATGTTGATGATTCAACTGAAGCATGGGTACCAAGGCGATTAGCTGGAACAACAGCATTCACTTACATCGATTATGAGTCTGCTGTAACTGAACAAAATAGAAATATAAAAGTAATTAAACCAGAACATATACGACCTATTGCTCAACAATTTATTACTGTGATGAGTGCATAATGCTTAAGTTAGATAATATAATAATTGAAATAGCAAATAAAGATATTAGTAAAATGATTACTGGTGTAACTATATATGAAAGTGTATGGGGAATGTTAAAAGGTGCGATTGCAATTACAGATGGTATTAACTTCTTTGATAATTTTATAGGTACAAGTTTATCTGATGTTCAGTTTACTTTTCAATATTTAGAAAAATCACCTATATCATGTTCATTTTATATGGATGGAATTAGTGATATGCAAATTGAAAAACAACAAAAAAAATATATCATTCATATACAATCTACATATGTATCTTCACATGCTATAGCAATAAATTCTACATTTTCTGGTAGATCTGATGAAATAATTAAGGATATATTTACAGAAATTAATCCAAACAGTGCTTTAATATACATTGATAGCCAAACAGATACTAAAGGTAAATATATTGCACCAAATATTTCTGCAAGAGATTGTTTAGCTTCACTTGTAAATAATGCTTATGATGTTAAACAAACTGGAATGTTTTTATATCAAAGATTTTTTGATAATAATGCTATTAGATTAACTTCTTTAGATTATATGTTAAATAATTCTTTTCTTAATGAAAATAAAACAAAAGCTTATATAAAAAAATCTATTTTATCTCACCATGAATTATCAGGTTTAGCTACTTTAGGAACATCAGATTCTTTTAAATTAAAAGAATATAATATGGATTTTATACAAAAAGTAGAAGATGGTGTATGGGGTAAAGCAGTATCTGAAATGAATTTAGATGAAACTACTAAGAAAGATAACCTTACAAAAGAAGCCACATCAATTCATAAACAAAATTTTAAATTAAGTGATAAATTATATTCTGATAATATAAAAAGTGTATTTTCTACTAGAGGTACTTCTATTGCTAGTAAAATTATTAATCATAAAATTAGAACATTTAATACAGTATTAGAAGTAACTGATATGGTAGCATTACCAAATGTGGGTGTAGGTATGAGTATTAGTGTTATGTTGGGTAAAGGTAATAAATCAGAAAGTAGACAAGATGGTAAATATTTAGTTTCATATATTCAACATAAATTTTCAGTAGATGCTGGAAATTTTATATACTCACAAGATGTAGGATTAGTAAGAGAATAATGTATTTTGGAAT